GGAATGCGTTCTTCGCGAATGCGCACCTTTGCTATGCGCGTTCCCTCTTCGCTTTCCGTCATAAACGCCTTGTCCACAATTCCGAGTTGTCCCTTCTTTGTGGTTTTTGATTGGTCCACGGCAAATTCATCGCCCGTCTTAGAGACGGCGCATCCAATAATAACAGTTTGGTCGTTGATTTCAGTGCCTTCTTGGACCAGTCCAAAATTATCCAATTTGCTATAATCATACCCCATCTTTGTTCCAATGACGTTTTTCGGCGATTTCTCTATATTCAGGATTTTCTTCTCTACAATTTCCCCGCTCGTTTTGTCTTTTTCTTCATGGGTCTCATATACGGAAAAATACGTGGTTCTGAAAAGACCGCGCTTCAATGCGCCTTCATTCACCAAAATCGCGTCCTCTACGTTGTATCCAGTATAACACATAATTGCGACAATGACGTTTTCTCCGTAATAGTTTTCTTCGCCATTAATAAACTCCATATATCTGGACTTCACTAGAGGTTTCTGGCCCTGATTCAAAATGAGCGCCGTCTTGTCCATACGCATATTGTAGTTGGTGTGATACATTGAAATTGCCTGTTTGCTTTGTCCACATGAAAACGAATTACGCACGGCGGGATTGTGTTGGGGAAATATGATTTGGTTACACATCATTCCGAATATGAGTGACTCGTGGATTTCGCAATGCGTATAGGACGAAGCTTTCGTCAAAGCTGAAGACGATGCTGATGTCTCTATTTGTTTGGTTGGTTTCATTCGAATCAGCGCCAATTCCTCCTCATTCACATCCAAATAATCAATAATCCCTTTCTTGTCTATAAATCGTTGTATCTTCAGCGGGTTGGTCTCGGCACTAACACCGTCATATACTTCATGTAACTTGTAAAATTTGTCGTAGTTTATCTTGTCTTTGAACTCGGGGCGTTTTTTATTGAACCCCGACAACAACTCATTCCATTTGAATTCTTCATTCAACAAATCCGTCTCATACGACATCTTTTTAATCAAATCGTCATAGTAGAAAACGGGCCGACAAACACGCCCTCCATCCGTGAAGATGAAAATCGTATTCTGACGAATATCAAAACTGATACTAATATATTGAGGAATGAGTCCATTTCGGCGGAAAAACTTCACTTTGCTGACGGCGACAAACGCGTCCACCACGCTCCCAGCCCAGAATCCATTAATAATCACTTTGGTCATTGAAGACAAGTTGGCGTGCCCGCATTCTTCCACCATTTTCATATTCAGTTCCTCACGCATCCATTTAATCATCGGTTCGCGTGATATACTGCGGGTAATATAGGCAAACATACTCAAGTGTTTATGAAGCCCAATGTTTCCACCATCGGGGGTGTCGATGGGGTCAAAAATACCCCACTGCGAACCATTGAGAACACGCGGGGCGACTAGTTTTGACCCAGTATCCATCGGCAAATTTGTCTTTCTCAAATGACTCAGCGCCGAATTGAACGAGAGGCGGTTTAAATCCTGGACGACACCAATCTTCTTTGAATGCTGGTGTGCACCCCAGTTTCCCTTAAACGCCTTTTTGAACCCCGCCTCTAAGTCTCGTTCTTTTAAAACTGTTTTGTAATTAGTCAAAATTAATCCCATCATGTCATTTTCATACAATCCCTTGTTCCTATACATAATCTTCTCAAAGTCCACATAAATACGCTTGGTCTGTATCTTGTAATATTCGCGGAACAACTGATACAAGAGGCTGCCGACCAATTCAATGCGCTTGTATCTGAAACTGTCGCGGTCAATTGGCGGTTCCATTCCATTATACGCCGACGCCAATTTAAACGTCATATATCCCAGGAAATATGCCTTCTGGACAAAATTGGTTTCCCCAATATGAGGTAGGAAATAGTCGGACAAAATATGGAGAACATTATCAACCGTTTTTGTCTTGGTGAGCTCGGCGATAAATTGAAGGGCGAGCATTTGTGTATTTATCATACCTGCATCATGGACGGAAGGAATGAAGAAATCCATGAGATTCTCGTATTTGTTTAAATCGAGGAGACACATGGATACTATGTCCTTGTCGGTAATTACGCCGAGCGCCCTGAACAAAATGAATAGAGGCACTGGTTTTCGAACATTGGGGATATTTACGACTATATTCATATTTGTGTATTGATTACTGGGGGCCAACAAATCGACACTTAGAGACCGAATCGGTTTTGACGTATTTTCACTCACACTCTTGATTTCCGCGGTGAAAAGGACTTTTTCGTTGTTTGCTTTGCCGACGCGCAAAATGTTGTCGCCGAATTTCTCTTGTGGGACAATGGTCTTCTCTTTTCCGTCGATTATGAAATAGCCACCAGGGTCATTGCGACATTCACCTACGTTGAACCGCGCTTCGCGCGGCATTCCGCCCAAAATACAAAAATCTGACTGCGTCATTATTGGGAAGCGCCCTAAAAACTGCTTCTCTATTGTATAATTGCGCGTCTGGGTGTGTTGTCGGTTGACCGATTGTTCGACCGCCTCTTTTCGACGCGTCATCTCATTGACGGTTGTTTTGGCTCCGCCAAACGTAGTTCCGCCACTTTCTTCTTTTTCAATATAGTCTTTGCCGTCATTTAGTTCTGGATTCAAATCACGGTCGGCAAGAGCATTTCCACCCTTCTTGAAATTTGTAAAGCGTTTCTTGGGTGGGTTCGGGTCAACAGTGTCTTCGCCCATTTCCGTATCAACAGGTCTCGGCTCCTCATTTTCGTCCAATTCATCAATCACCTCTATATCCATATCATAATGAATCGTCATCGCATACGTCATATTTCGTAGTCTCGCTTCATTAGGGAACATATAATGCGGGTCATTATCATAGATGACTGGTTTTGCGAAATATAATTTGTCTCCATTTTTACCGCCAATATAGAGGTTACATTTGGATTTGTATTCTCCGGTGCGTTCATCTAATCGCGAAACGAGCGTAATAGGATTCTTTTCCTTGATGATTTTGTAAATATCATTTTTATAAAAATCATTATACGACTCTACGTGATGTCTTACTAAACTTTGTGGATTATCTGCATAATGACTTTCTATGATTTTCCAAACTGTCGCTTCATCCATCTTATACATTACATAAATATTCTTTTTTACATAGTTTTAGCAAATTAAATCTAATAAATAGATATACAACACAATGTCCGACTTTATGGAAACTGTTTTTGGCCCTCTGTCTGGCGAATATTGCTATTATTTCTACTTCCTCTCAATTTTTATGTTTTTCTGGTTTGCGGTTGCCCTGATTGGCGGGTTTGCGGTTGGAATCACCCAGCGTAAGGGATTTATGTTTTTCTTTACCGTTGCTGGCGGTTCACTTACCTATTTGCTGCTCTATTTTATAAATCGCCTTATGTATTCGGTTTGCACTAAGGCTCTATAAGGCCTTTGTTTTACAAAAACGCCCTCTACATAATTAGATAAATATTCGTAAAATAATTATCTAATACTCTACACGCTCAAATAAAACACCAACAAATAGCATAAAATAGCTAAAACAATGGATACAACCCAAATGGGTATGACGGTTTTTTGTTTGTATCCAATGCCGAACTGTCTGAACCCACCCTTCTCAGTATAAATGAGTGCTGGTTTGAAGAAATGGATTGCGGCGAAAATAACCAAAAAAAACAATACCGAAACCGACAATCGATTTGTTCTGAATATTTTTTTATCTACAAACATATGCCTTATACTATATTATACATTTTTTTACACCATCTCACTAATCATACAACAAATATCACAATCGCAATTCACGTGTTTGCCATCGGTTTCTGGATATACTGGCGGGGCCACATATATTTCCGGGCGCTGGTTTGTCCACGGTTTTTCGTCATCAGCAAGAATAGCGGGCCATTGAATTGGTTTTTCTTTTCCGTTTACAAAGATTTTCTGGGTACCATCGCATAAGTTTTTGCCGAGTTCGCGCAATTCCTCGAATGTTTTTGATTTGTGTCTTTTGTAATTGAGCTCGGAAACCCAGACAAAGTAGTCTTTACCGCCAAATATGCCTTTTCCCGAATACGTTTTTTCTCTATAAACTTGATTTGTTTCTGATTTTATAAAATATGATTTATGAGATGACGGATACGCCATATCATAAATGAGGGTTGGTTCCTTTGTGTCCGCGGTTTTAAAGTAGATTTTGTTAGTGGTCATTTTTTTGAATGATTCCCACTACAGATTTCAATGTGTTTCAATTTTACTAGTATACTTATTCGTCGCGGTCTTCTTGGTAATAAACACCATCATTATAATCTTCGTCTAGTCCATTAATATTGCTTGCTTCGTCTTCAGCTTCCTCCTCTGCCTCTAAGTTCGGATCATAATCAACTTGTTCTTGATCCACATTATCAGCATCTTCATCTACAACAGCATACAAATCTTTATCCTTTTCTTTCTCGGCATCGTAGAGGTTTGGATCATATCTATAAACGCCTGTTTGTAATCCCAAATTCCAAACACCCATTTTGTGTTGTTTCAAAATATTTTCAACACGACGTTCTTCAATCGTCATATTTTTCAAATAATCGGTAATGGTGGCCTTCTCACGTTTGCTTTCAATATATGATTTGGAAGACAAATTAATATACGGTTTGTCTATAGTTTTCTTGATTTTCATATTCATCTCTATCATTGTAATCATTAAACTACAAACACGCTGTCTAAATTCCATTCGGTTTCCTAAACCAATATCCACTTCTTCCAGTTCTTCCGTTGCCGCGGCGCTGCGAATTAATTGAATATCCTGTCGTAAATAGTCGTCAGTGTCGCTTCCTGTGACCAATTCATAGAGAATCGAATAATAACAATAAGAATGTAGCAAATATAGAGCCTCTTTATCAAACAACAAATAATAGAGTTTTTCCTCATTTACAAAAGACGTAAACACTGGAACATGGTTCAAGAATAGATTCAAGTCCGCCATCTTCAAATTAATGTCTTTGAAAAACCGACAAATTAATCGGTCTCTTTTATATGAATTCAATTCATCGTAATATTTGAGAACCATCGTGTTGATTGTTTCCATATGTTTTTCCGAAAACCCCCAATGTGATTTTACGGGCGGTTTATTGTTCTCAGGTGAATTCGAAATAAATGCCGGCACCGTTTTTGTAATCATAAACACCATATTGCGAATATATTGAACCACTGTATATTGGCCTACATCATTGTAGGTTGTATCGCATTCCCAAGTGGACAGGTTTCGTAAGAAACTCGCCATTTTACCCTTTTCGGCTGGTGTGCGCATAGTGCCGAATTCGGTAATATATTCCATTATTTGCGTACACATTTCGCGATTTACGCGGGACAAGTGTTTCTTCAGTTTGCCCATTGTAACGCCATCTTTTTCCACCGGTTTATTAATGTCGAACTTGCTTAAAAGTATCTTTAAATAGTCCGCCAACTTCTCCTCTATGATGGGGGTTTCACGACTGCTAATACCATCAATTAATTCGGAAAATGCCCTTGTATATTGAATGTCGATTGCCGACGTTTGAATACCATGTATCATATTTCGTTTTGCGACAGTTTGCATGAGATTACGTAGAGAGTCAGTGTCCATAATCTTACCATTTTTCTTCAAATGATCGATGAGTTGTTTGAGATCCCATTGTTGTTGGATTCCGCCTGGCTTTTCCTGGAAAAACATTCGCATATCATCGGGGATTATGCTATGTGGATTCGTCAGTTTACAATAATGAATGAACGCCAAATAGATATTTTCCTCGCTGAACGTTTTGCGTATTGTGCTTAAAACTTGGGTTTGTTTTGTACCCGGTGAAATGTAGGCCGCCTGCGACAACATTTTCATCTCCTCCATAATCGCGCCATTTTTGTTAACAAAATCGATGAATTTTTGAATATTGGGGTCCTTGTCTATGAAAAAATCAATTGACTTGCGATGGTCTTTTTCTTCGCAGCACGCGTTTTCCAAAAATATAATGGTTCCTGCTTTCAACAATGCGTCCTTGCCTGCGCCGACAATTTTATTCACGGTTTCTACAATAGCATAAACGTGTTGAACGATCTTGTGTTGAATCACACCAATTTGAGAATGCTGGTTTCGATGCCCCGATTTGATGGAAATCGACAATTCTTCTTTGAATTCCTCCGACACGGTTTTCAACGCTTTTACAACGGAAAAAGGCACAATTGGAGGTTGAAATGATCGCCATTTACCAACATTGAGGACTTCTGGGATGTCGTAGTCGGGAAACAAAATGAGATGTGTCTTCTTCTTTGTGTATAAATCCTCTATTTCTGGCTCTTTTAAAATCTTTCCAATATATTCAATCAGACGTTTCATTATTCCGTCGCGTTTTAAATGTTTGATACTATTCCACGGCTCTACATTTCCAGTAATCTTTTCAATAACACAAGACAAATATTTGATTCCAGTGGTGTATTCAACTCCGCCGTCTAGAGGATACCCGCCAAAACTGAAAACACACCCAGGGAAGGTTTTGCTCGGCTTAAATGATGGAATCATTGTTTGGATTGCCGTAAACAATGTGGCTGATGTGAAAAATATGATGTTCTGATTGCGATATGTTGGATACGATGGAATGACGACGTTCTTCTTTTGATTGAGTTCTTCAATTTTCTTATATTTGTCGGGAGAATAGAGGTTTGCTCCAAGTAGCTTGACCGCTATAGACAACACTTTACTCTCAATTGGTTCAATATTGATGTGCATGTATCCGCACAATGCGCGTGCGATATTATAGACAGTTTGAGTCAATTCATTCTCAAATACCTTGACCGAACTGGCGACTGTGAAGTTTATCTGACTTATATCGGCATTTATATTTGCTGCATCTGTGGCGGCTACAGACGCGGCTTTTAACGAGTCGCCTGCGGCTTTTAATGAGTCGCCTGCGGCTTTTAATGAGTCGCCTGCGGCTTGTCCCATGACTTCATGCGAAACAATTTTGAACCCCGATTCATCATATTCATCCGCCGCCATGAAATCAATAGATTTAATAGTATATCCTGTGTGTTTATCTACAATCGATTCGCCATCATCACTTAGGATACCAATCTTACTAGAGATTACATCTAATTCATAATTATAATCTGCACCAATCGTGTATTTTATAGCCAAATCATAGAGGAACACGGGAAATAGCTTAGTATTTGTATCAACACAATATAACCAATAAGGGGATTCATTTGAATACTCATTTATGACGGCATCGCGGCAAAACTTATCGCGGAAAACAAGAATATCCGTTTGTTTCTTTGCAAAATCGGTCTGTTTCAATATGAGGTCGCGCAACCCTTCATACGGCGACACCATAAAGTCCAATTTAACCGCGTTTTTCCCGAGACTGGTTGCGTAATAATCATATTGCTCTTTGCGGCTTTCGACCAACCAAATCTTCTTTTTCAACATATCAATTTGTTTAAGCGCGTGTTGTTTCGATTCTGTCGCCATATCTTCCATGGTTTTTTCGATAGTTGCCTGGTCATATTCTTTCATAACGTGCTTTTGCGCAATTTTTTTCATATGACTTGCGCTGTCCTCTTTGGCCAAACATTCTTTCTTGTCGACTATGCAATTTTTATCACTGTAACAGAGGGATTCACTATTCAATGAAAACTTCTCATCCACGTCTTCATCGCGCGTCCAATTGCCGCGCTTTCGCACATAATAACTCACCTTCTTTTTGGCATCAGCCTCTATTTCGTCATTGCGTTTTTCTTTGGCTGTGAGCTCCTCTTTTTCCAACGATTTGTCGAGCTGCGGATATTCGACCAACATCGCATAATTGCCGTCCGAAATCTTCTTCTTACCAGCGATCAATGAGCTTACCAAGTCATCTACGGTCACCGGATTCGCGTCGTGTTTGTCCAACAAATTCAAACGGAGATAATTAACAAATTCAGTCGCCAGCATTTTCTTGCGGTCTTCTGCATACTTTGACATAAGTGGATAGGGGGTTGTATCATATTCCTTATCAAAATATATATCTTCACTAATACCGTTGTCTTTTTGTAGGTCGCGTATAGAAGTGTATTTCTTCGCAATTACGCGCGTTGTACACGTCTTACTGTTGGATTTAATAACGCCGTCATCGGCAATGGTTATTGTGCTAGACAAATTGGGCGTGTATAAGAACGACAACATCAGCGAAATCATACTATAATATGCATTGCCTCCATCTCTCAATAAAATAGTATTCATTATTTCCGATGACGGCTTGTATGTTGTGCTGTTTTTATATGTTTCTTCGTCGTCTAGCTGATAACGTTTAACCGTTAATTTCAAATATTCTTCATTTGTTACGAGTGTTTTATAAAGAGGATTCATCTGATAACGTTCGGCGGAGTCGTAGCGTTTGGAGACCAATGTCTCATACTTTTTGCGGTCTGATTCATGCTTGTCCTTGTATTGTTTAATGAGGTCTTTGATTTGCACTCGGATTTCCTGATAGGGTCCGCCGCGACCTTCCGCAATATTCCGCTGGGCTCGATTTGTGCGCCCTGCATATGTTATATTGTCGGCCGACAACAAAAACGGTTCAAAATATTCAATCATATCTTTGAAATTATACGCCGTCGCACGACTGCGAAGCAACTGAATAAGAATTCGTGTATTTGGTATAATAGATTGCAATAGTTTCTTGAAATTTGTGCCTTCTTCGGACAACACCGATTTGGGCATTTCAAAATCAATTGCCGAATCCAAAATAGATGATTGTGATTCATATTTTACCTCATTATTAATATCCTCTATCATCTTTGTTTGAAAATCCATATTTTTATTCAATAATTTAAAATGATACAGCCAATTGTGACTAAGATGTGTCTTGTTCATAATATTGGTTCCAGGCAAATCCACGCGCGAAAATTCATACGCTTGGTTCGGCAATAAAACCACGGATTTCACCGCGATTTCGTCATTTTGCGTCATGGGTTCCCGTATAAATATCCGCTTCCCCGACTTCATAATATGTTCGTCCAATTTAGACAACCCCAAATTGTATTTTTGTATTACAAATCGTCGTTTTGCGACCTGTTGTTTTCCAGACAAATAAGAATACGAATAATAATCATCCAAATTATCAACAATCACCTCTAAATCCGCCGCCACTCGTTGGGCATCATCATTTAAAACATCACCTCTATGTTCGGGTTCTATCGTGGAAAAAGGCGTAAAATCCACGTTGATGCTATTATAAAAGGCCGAATATTTATTTTGGACGTTGGATACATTTCTTTTGCTTTCGTGTGATTTTAAATCAGACGTAAGGGATGAATTTATGATGCTGTCGTCGGTAAAATTGTGTGTGAAAATCTTGTTGCGTTGTTTTACAACCGGCAACACCCATCGTAGCTGTCGGTCTAAACGCTCGAGACTTTCGGCAAGCGGCTTATAATCGCCAGTTATGTTTCGATGTCCGACCACATTTTCATTTTCGTCAAAAACGGAGAACATTTGTCGGAGTTCTTTGAACCGTCTAACAACTGTATTTATGCGACCAACTACAGTGGGGGTACGCTTGTAATTGGGGATTGTAGAGAGCAATTCATCCATTAAATCTTTTAACTGAACTTCTAGACCATATTTTCGCTCTTTCTTACCAACCTCTACATTTATCTCCATTTCAACCTCTTCTCCAAACACAATAGATGATTGTCCATACAACTCATCCAGTATATCTATGTAGTTTTTATCGACCTTGGGGTTTTCCGGAATATGGACCGACATTTCACCAGTTGAACCATATTCGATTGACGCCTTCTCGGCAGACGGTTGTTCCAACTGGTCTTCTGCGTAAATCTCAGCTAAACTGCCCTTCACTGATGCCGGTCGGTCGCGTATATGGAATTTTATAATTGGAATGTGTTCGGGAACACCCTTGTATTCAAAGTTAATGTAAATTACTTCAAAATCGGGGTATGTCGTCACCTCTATCATATCTTCATCTAAATTGGTTATTTCACCAGTTATAATTGTTGGGATTTCACCGCCAAAATGAATGTCCACCCATTTTTTTGGAACCAGACCATTTTGTCGTGCATATCCCAAATCGTCGCTTCGTGAAAGGAGGGCGATTGTTTTTATTGATTCGTCAGTCAACACACCATTATCATATAAAGTGAGCGTGTGTTTCTGGGCGGTGGATATATTTATTATTTTTATGTGTATATCATCTATGTATTCAATGAAAAACGTATTTTGGTCATAGTCCTTGTTATTTGGTGAACTGATTTCGATAATATCGCCGAGCTTCAATTCCATACCAGAGTCTTTGTCCAAGGATTTATCCGTGTCCTTATCCAAGGATTTATCCGTGTCCAAGGACTTGTCCTTATCCGATTCTGGTTTATACTTTGTATCCGATGACGATTCATCACTCCATATTACTTCTTCATCTTTATTCCATTGTGTCGTCATTATATAATATATTATAGTATAATCTTACAAAACCTCTAACATTTTTTCACAATATAGTTAAAAGGCTTAAAGATATTTCACAAATGTTTTTATCTAAACAAATGGCTACTACATTTATTACTGAAAATTTACCTGAATACGTAAACATAAATATTCCAAAGGGTACTGCGGTGCCTTATACAGTGTTTACTCTGTCCAACAAGTACGATGTTGATAATGACATTATGAACATGCGATTTTATAGAAGCGCTATAGTGGCTGATGGAAAGCTGCTATGCATGGCTCCATCCAAGTCATTGAGTAATGCGCAATTTGCGTCTGCTGTGGGTGAAAATCCAAGAACAAAAACCGAGGAAATCGTCGAGGGAACAATGATAAACCTGTTTTGGGACGAACGGGTTGGATGGGAAATTGCGACCAAGAAGAGTATCGGCGGAAACTACTTTTATTTCAGAAATCAGTATGACGGCGCCGCTGTCGCCGAGCAAAAGACATTTCGTCAAATGTTTTTGGATGCGTTTGGTGTAACAGCACTAGCGAATATAAAGATGTTGGATATTCTAGATAAGTCTTGTTCGTATACGTTTGTATTACAACATCCGTTAAACCACATTGTGTTAAATATTGAGAGACCCGTAGTTTACCTAGTTCACATATACAAATTCACAGGTATGGATTATCAATATTGTGATGAACATAACCCTGAGTTTTTGAACCATGGTGTAGCATTTCCGGCAATTGTAGATAGCAGCGTTGATGGTCCTGGACATATGATTACTGATTTA